AGCCACACAAAAGTTAGTAGCAGATTTTGACAAAGAGTTAGAAGATACTTTATCTAAGTTTGATATCTTTGAAGGCCGTAAGGTGCTAGATGAATTATCTCCACCCGGACCATTAACACAAGCGGAAATACGTAAAGATGTTAATCGTAAAGCGATCGATGTTGCTAAATACGTAATGATACTTGATCCTGCTTTTCGTCCCAGACAAGGTCAAAAGATTAGTGATGCAGTCAAAGATATATTTATGACAACGGACAAAATTGATGACGTTGTTTTAGATGCGGCACTAAAAAAGGCAAACATAAGCCCAACCGAATTTGCACAAGCCACTCGTACTACAGTGGCTGATGCAGCCAGCATTATGCAAGGATATTCTGCCCTAGCACGTACACTAAAACGTGTTGCAGAACTTGATCCTGAAGCAGAAAAGATTATTAAAGATATGTACGGCAAAGATCAAGATGTAACCTCTGCCATGGGATATCTAATGAATGGTATTAGAAGGCTAGAGCGAGAATCAAAGGCTTTAGTTGTATCCAGTATTGCAACTACCACACGTAACATGATGGGCACTACCATGGGTATGACATGGGATGCTGCCTCACGTCTGTTAGAAGGCACCTTATACACAACAGGTAAAGTATTAAAAGGTGCAGCAACAGGAACATACGAAAGAGGCGATCTTACAAAAGGATTGCAGACTACTATTCGTGATGCTTTTGGTACACTTACCTACCTTACTAATGCAGGAATTACTGCTGAAGTAACTGAAAAGATTTTAGCAGACAACCCACGTATTAAGCAGCAGTTATTCTCTGCCTTGCAAGAAACAGGCAATGCCCAGTTATCTGCTGTATCTCGTATGGCTAACACTTTTAACGTAGCACAGGATGCTTTGTTTAGACGTGCAGCATTTACTGCTAGTGTAGAAAGACAGTTACGTGCTATCGGTTTTGACATGTACAAGATCATTGCCGATGGTAAACAGATTCCTGCTGATGTAATTAAAAATGCAGCAGACGATGCATTGAAAGCTACCTTCTCGTATATGCCAAAGCCACATAAGGCAGGGCAGGTAACTGTAGAAGCCAAGGCAGAAGGTCTTGCTAACCAGTTTGTAAGATTCTTTGAAGGTCTGCCGGGAGGAAGTTTGGTTGTAACATTCCCACGGTTCATGACGAACGCCATGTCCTTTCAATACCGCTATAGTCCCATTGGTGCTACCTCTGGTGTAGGCGATATGATGAAAGCCAGTATGTTGTTTAGTAAAGATCCTGCACGTGCTGAGAGAATGATGCGGGAAGGCGTTGGTAAGTTCTCACGTGGTGCTGTTGGCACTGCCATTATGTACGCTGCTTACAAGTACCGTTTAGAGAATCAGAATACAGAATGGTTTAATGTTCAAGGCGATGATGGTTCTACTGTAGACACACGTGCAATATTTCCAATCGGCCCGTATCTAGCTATTGGAGATTTCCTTGCCAAGATGAAACTAGGCAAAGAGGATGAAGCTAAGGTATCTGAGATGGTATCTACTATCGTTGGCATGAAGTTACCTGCTGGAGCACAAGCAACCTTTTTAGATTCTCTACCTGAGTTGATTGCAACTACTGAAGGCAAAGAAGGTGAGAAGTTAAAAACAGCCATAGGCAAAATAATTGGTGACTTTGCTGGCAGATTTGTACAGCCCGGACAGCCAGTGTTTGCTTATTTAGATATGTTTGACAGAGAAGCTCAGGTAGTGCGTGATCCCAATGTAATTACTGGCGATGACATTGTCACCGAAGCAGCAATGAACAGAATCAAAGGCAAGCTGCCAGCACTTAAAGAAGAGTTGCCTGAAGCTAAAAGATACTTACGTAGAGAAACACCCATGCGTGGTGGAGAGTTCTTTAACGTGTTATCAGGTGTGCGTGTAACGCCACGTGTTAACAAGATAGAAGAACAGTTTAAGAAGCTTAGCTTAGATCCCTATACATTCTATGGATCATCTGGAGATAAGGTCTATGACCGTGCTGTTATAGAGAATTCAATCCCCTATGTAGAACGTCTTGTAGGAAACTTTATTGAGTCGGAAAGATTTAATAAGATGACACCGACTCAGCAAAAGATTGCACTTTCTGAAAACATGAGCATGGCATTGGATATTGGTAGGCAGTTAACACAGGGAAGGATGACTATTTCTGATCGTGAACGTGTTGATAAATTGACCTTTAACAAGTTGCCACAGAGAGAACGTAAGGCTATTAACGAGTTGTATGCCGAAGATAATAACGGGCGTACGATGGACGAAGATAAAGCATACAACCAAGTTTACAAGTATCAAGCACGTATATCTGGATTCAGATAAAAAACAGGGGGCACTAAGCCCCCTGATAGTTTGGTGCTGACAGTAGGACTTGAACCCACGACCTACTGATTACAAATCAGTTGCTCTACCAATTGAGCTATGTCAGCTACAACTTAAATGCGCTGAATGCTGTATCCCAGATGGGTATAGCCACGGTCAGAGTTGTGTCCTTTGCTACGAATCAAACGCTTCAGCAAAGTACGTGCTGCTTCGTATGATTTAAATGACACACGAAAAGATTTGATTTTAAGTTTACGACCATTGAGTTTGACTACGTACATACTAACTCCTTCTTTCTAAGTTCTCAAAATAGGCAGCATTGAATCCTCGCTGCCACTCTTTGCCCTGAACAGTATCGGGCTTGTATGGATTTCCAAGCCACCCTTTCTTGAATGCAAACTTACCTTTGTCAAACTGAATAGACAGAGGTGCTGTACGTTCTTTCTTGATGTGTTGAGTATCCATACGGTCCCTATTATATCTCACAGGTAGAACCAGTGCAAGCAAGTGTCTGCACACCTTCGACATTATCGTCATGCTCAACCAAGACATCCCAGTGAATGTCCTTCGGCATCTTAGCTAACAAAGTTTCATAATCCTCTTTGGAGCACTCTTCATATGGAGCCTGTCGATACGTGCCACCATCGTAAGGCAAGAAGGATACCCCACTGATCTCATCGAAGTTTCTCCACACCCAAGCACCCACATCCATCCACTCCTCTTCCTTGACAGAGATAGTGACAGAAGGTTTGTGCTCACACCAATGCCGTTGATACATTAGCCACAGATCTAAATGCTGCACTGCATCTAGATCCTCACGGGTACGAGCGTGGTCTGGTGATTTCATTGGGAATGAAAACACTACGGTGCTCTCAGGACGCATGACACAGTCTTCTGCAGGTACTCCAGCCTCTATAAGAAACGCCGTAAGAGGATCTTTTTTATCTCCCCTAACCCTACGAATATAATAATCACTATGTCGAGTATGAATACCAGAGGCAGAATCAACAAGTTGGCTAACAGTGCCACTAGGTTTGATGCAAGTAATAGCAGTAGACTGAGGGATTCCCAGATTTGCTGCAAAGTCCATGTTGGTGCTAACGGCGACTTGGCGTAGCTGTTCAAGATTCTTCTTAGTGCTGTCACAGATTGTACCCATCCATTCGTTATCAAGAATACCAATTAATGATACACCCAACAGACGCTCTTCTTCAGTGTTCTTCTGCCATATCTTGCGTAGATACGGGAAGTGTGTAAGTGTAGATTGGAACGTGCCAAGTATGGTAGCAATACGCACCTTGCGTGACAAGGATTCCAGTGTGTCTTCTTCACGTACTACTACTTCTGTGAGGTTACAAAATTGATATGGCCTTAATATAATTTCCGAGCAGGGATTAGTTCCAAAGTCATAGTCACTGTCCCGTCTGCCATTCTTCTTTGCTTGAGTCTTACTTGCGTCCCTAGAGAAGATGCCTCGTTCTCCAGAATGACTGTTGTAAAGGCTTGTCCATTCTGCAAGAAACTGTCCAATATCTGGTTTAGCGTTGTAAGTTGCTGAGTTGTTAGCCAAAGCCCGTTGCCCGTTATGTGTCCACCAGTCTCCAGTTTTTGCATGGCGCATCCTATCATCTTCTAAATCTGACAAGCTGATCATTGCCGATCTACGCACCCCACCCACAACAACAACTTCCCCGATCTTACAGAGAATATCATGGCATTCAATTGATGTAAGTTTCCTACCAATTGCTGATCTGAACTTGGCAATAGTAAACTTAAATAATTCATCCAGAGGCGCAGGCCCAGAAGCTCTCCCCCCAAAAGTTTTAAGTCTTGCTCCGGCTGGGCGGATCTTGCTAAGGTCATACTTTGCCACCTCCCCAGAGTATAGTAGAGCGATGAGTTGACGTAATGCTTTAGCCCAGCCTTCTTTGGAATCCGCAACAGAAATAACAGTCTCAGAATCAAACAACTGGTCCGGCACTTCAGGTAGCTGATCGACATATCTGTGCTCCACAGAGAATCCTACACCCGTACCACACAAGAGAATATACATTGCCTCATCAAAGGCTTTTGGGTCATCTATGGGCAGATAGGAGCAGTTGTACCCTGCGGTATTGTCTCTGTCCAAAGCCTTGCCAGCGGTCATTATAGCCCTCATAGAAGGCATTACTTCTAGGTTGATGATTGTATCTCTTAGCTCTTTGTATAAATCATCTGTCACAGTGTAGTTAAACTTCTCCCGTAGATGTTTAACTATGAATGTTGTGTAACGATTGACAGTCTCCTCCCAGTGCTCTCTTCGTTTCATGTCAGAAAGATAGCGTGAGTACCGTGATTTGGCTATGTAAGTTGAATAGGGGGTCATTAAATCTCCAGAATTATAATGAAAAAAATAGGGCACTTTCGGATGAGTGCCCCGGGATCATATAGTTATACGGATTGACCTCCTAATAGCAAGAACTTTTTTATTACTAAACACTGTCCCTTTTTAACAAGAGGGTTTCTACGTACGCCATTGCCTCTTGTTCGCACAAGAAACACTTAACGTGTCCTTCGTACCGTGTTGCATGATATGACACTACAACTATTTGATCAAATGCCTGAGATACTTTAACAATCCAGTCTCCCTTTCTAATAGCATTAATGCTTACCAGTCGAACTATCATTAGAGTGAAGCTGTTGTAATGCTTCTGAACCTTCGATGATCTCTTGCAAACGCTGTGCTTTCTCAGCACAAATTTCGTCTACTGTTTCCTGCACACCGGGGTATCCCTCTTTTTCAAGGAAGCTGGCAAAGCGTTGCAGCACCTCGGGCCAACTGCAATCGCTGTCCATTTGAAAATCATAGGATAGTCTCGTGCCATCATCAAAAGATACAACCCAACTGTAATGTTTTAAATTAAGCATTGGAACCTCTGTTTCTAATCTCATGTGCGATGTACTCACGCACACTGTAAGAAGGCATTGAGTGTGGCTCCCCCAAACCAGTTACTTCAGCAAGTTTAGCACAACACTCTCGCTCTTCTTCCACCGCACGTTTAACTTCTGCATCAATGATGCTGCGTAGATGTTGCATGGTAATTAAAAAGTCTTGACTATAGAACATGATCTGCCGCTTTCAATTCAATTAACTCATCTGGCGTTAACCACACGTCACTGGGTGGCAAAAGCTTACGCCGTATTGTTGATGCATCTAATCCCGTGTTGTCTCTTAAAAGATTAATCATTCTTTGATTAGTGTACTCTGCTGATTTCATGTACGACTTTATGTCATGGTGCTTACCATCAACACAGTCAGAAAACTGATGGGACATTGTGTTGGCATTCTTGCCTATAAAGCGAAGTCCTTTTGTGCCACTTGAAAATATTAAGAAAGCTGCAGACATGACATTGCCAACACCAACAGTACGGATATTGTGCTTGGTGTAACGCATTATGTCGATGAGGCAGAATGCGTCATCTAAATAACCGCCCATAGAATTGACATACATTGTCAGCGTATGGTGACTGGGTTTATTATTTTCAAATATCAACCAGCGAATAGCGGCATCAACAGAATCAGAATCAATCACGCCACTGAGTACATACGAATTAGAATCCAGTATGCCACGATCAATGACATCTGCTGCACCTAACCCTGCGTACGGATCTGTTTGTTCTTCTATATCCTGTTTTATATTTAGCATGGTACCGTAACGTACAAAAGAGTATTGATTGGCACTTGATAAAACATTTCTCCACTATACACGTATTTGTTTGGAACCTCAACTAACGGTGAATCCAACAGAGCTTGAGTGCCACAAACAAATGCGTGAGTTTGTTCTTTATTTATAACTAAAAACACACACGGCATATCCAGTTCAGTAAATTTCTTTTTACGTGCTGGTATTTGCAATGTATCGTATGGAAAAGTGGGTCCAGACCACACCCGCTTAATCTCAACCTCTGAGTAAAACACTTCCCACCCCGTATTTACAATAAGATCTGCGCCGTAGCGGTCTGGATTATCCTCTACTCTGTAACCAAAACTACCCCAATACTTTTTACCTGCCGCTCTAGCAAGTGTGTCATTCTCTTGGTGTAAGTCTTTACTAAACTTTTTCTTTGCTGTCATGCGCAATCTATTTCTACCTTGGTTGCACCAACAAGATCCGCATTTATATCGTACATGGCATCCGTTACTGCCTCTTGTATAACTTCAATTAAATATTCTGTATTGGTATATGCTGTCGGCATATTGTCCTCATCAAACTCGACATAGAATTTAACTTCTGCTGTAACCATGCCAGCCTCTTACCAATTGGTACCTTCTGTTTTCTCAAGAAGCTCAGTCATCTTCTCAAGATACCACTTAGCTTTACGTGCATCCTGAATGGGTTTGCCCTTGTGCCACATTCTGATTACGTACTTCAGCACATTGCCGTGACAGTAGTTAATGGTTTCGTATGGGCCTAATGTGTCTAGGATTACATCGATAGTTTCGTACTTACCAAAGTTGTAATGGGCTGGCTTTTGTACTTCATCCAAACCCTCTTTGTTCTGTTCTTCATAGTTTCTATTGGCAGCAGAACTCCACTCTGATGGAGAAGCGTCATCGATAGATGTTCCCTGTGTCTGACGAATGATGTCGCCCAGTGTCTTTGCTTTCATGCTGTTCCTTTTGTCTTGGTCCACTGGTCTAGTTGCACTACATTGTCAGGGGTCAAAGACTCTGCTTGATCATTCTCATCACGAAGCTTTGCCATGTAAACAGACACACGATTAGCAAAGGTTGAATCAGAGTTCATTAACTGGAAGCAGGCAACAAGCCCATTGACCATGTACAAAAGATCTTCAGCAGACTCGGCAGATAGATCCGGCGATGGCATAGCAACAATATTTAAATTAACAGTGCCATCCCATTTACCTTCTTGCAAATTGGGGCGCACTACTAGTGCGATGTCATTGTCATTGAGAGGTGCAATCATCTGTCTTCCTTCTATGTGGATAGTTGATAAGTTCAGGGTAAAATATTTTACTATGTGTTTTCTCTTTAAGCCATGCTTCAGGTATTTCTTTATCGGCATAGATAAATCCGTGCTTGGTACACCAATCCCCGTAAGTTGTCTTTGATATTTTTGATAACCTACGTTTACTACTTTCAAATACAAATCTAATCTCAAGATTCGCATGTTGTTTTTTTACCAGTAAATGTTTACGCCTATCTTCGGCAGTAAACAATCCTTTGGTTTCAATAATGATTCCATTCTCAAGTATAAAGTCTGGTGTGTACTTTCTGTACTTAAGGTCTTCCCATTCGACTTTAACTTTTTCATAAATAAATTTAATGCCAAGTTCCTTGAGTTGGTTTTGTATCTTAACCTCAAGTCCGCTTCTGTACCCATGCTTCTTGGCAGCATAGAATTGTTTTTTATTAAAGGTCACGAAGCTCTTTAATCTTTTTTGATCTCGACATATGAGACCATCGGCGGATGTTCTGCCCTGCTGACCAATGATGGTCTTTCTTCAAGGCTATCCCAACACGCATACCTGTAGGAACACCATCCACATTCTTTGTCCAGCACAAGGTTGCCCGTAGGTTTGCCTCTATAAGTCTCTTCAACAGGTGCGTAACAACGGGTGAATTTATTCTCTTGTAAAGCAGATGCTTTCTCACCAATCTTCTGTACTTCCGTATCAACATCAAGTCCTGTCGCCGGTACATACTTAAACTCTCCCTTTGCCTTGTTGATAACCCACCATCCCCCAACCTTCACGTCCATGGCTTTAGCATAGCCTGCAAGCTGTGCTACATAACCAAAGGAATCGTTAGATGCAAGCGTATCATAATCAACAAACTTATTACGGTAAGACCAATCACTAGCAGACTTAATATCGTCTACTGCTCCGTCTATTGATAGATCGGGTGTGCCTTGCACCTCGTGCCCATTCACCTTCAGTGTGACTTTCTCACCATTGAAATATACAACACCTGCTTCTGTGAGCAGACCTTTGAATACAGCTTCCACAATATCACCAATCATCATATTCATCAGGAAGTTTGATGACATTGTGGTTGCTTCTTCAGGACGATTCTTTTCAAACCACAACTGGCAGTACGGTCTACCAGCGTTTGACATACGTAATGAAAACTCTCTAGACTTCTTATCAACAAACTGCCGAACCAAGGCAGCACGTACATCGTCAGTGATCTGATTGATAGTCTTCTCACTGACAGAAGCTTTGCCAGTGCGTACTTCTTCGATATACTGGTGTACCTTTAATTCGGCAGGGTGTTGCATTAAGCTGCGTCCTTTATCTCGACATCAACAAACTCATCCACTAACTCTTCATCTACATCACCAGCACCATTGTCACGTGCTTCATTAAACTGCTTGATAATGTAGTCATTGTAGTTATCAATCCACTGATTGAAGTCAGCGAATGTCTTTTGATCTGCATCTACCAAAGGAATGGCAGAGCTAAGATCAAGAGAAGCAAGAGGTAGGAAATAAGATTCCCCATTGGGAAGTCCCTTTTCTTCTGTATCTAAAGTAATCCAATGCTGGGGCAGTAGGCGATTCTGCTTAGCCATCTGTGTAATAGGGGCACCCATAGTCTTAAAGGCATCCTTATTATCGACTTCCCAAATGAAAGGCAACAGCAGGTCTTCTTGCTCTTCGCCTTGTGCATTTAAGACAGACTTCATTTCTACCGTACCAAACAGGACACGAACCCGTTTGATGGATTTAATCAGGGATTGCATATCGGAAGGCAGAGACTTGTAGTCTTCAATCCAACCACTTGGCTTACCACAATTAAATCCACCTTCATTATCCCGAAGGTCAGACTTCAGGTCAAGGGCCATAATGGTTTTAACAAACCGATTCTTATCTCCCTCTTTGATGAACCGCTTGTACATGAACCGCTGATTGAACAGCCGAATGCGTACGCTGTTTGAAAACAGTGTGGCTTTCTCCGGGATGTCCAACTTGTACATGCCAGCAGGCACAACTTCTACCTTACGCTTCTTGCCTTTAACTTCGTCTTCACCCATCACGCCGGAGTGATCGATACGTAGGCGTGGCAGGATAGATGACTTCTCTTTTGATTGATCTGCCTGCATACCCATTGCTGCAGCAAGAGCACTAAAGTTTGATTCATTATTTACTAACGCTAGTTGTGACATATATTTACCTTTCTATTAAGCAGCTTTCTGATCTAACCAATTTAAACCTAACTTAGCTTCAAGCAACAACGGCACATTCATTTCAATGTTCCATCGTTTCTTAATCAGGTTGTGTATCTCATTTTGTACACTCTCAATAATGAGAAGCACTTCCTTTTCTTCGTCAGGGTGAACGTCTATCACGATTGAATCGTGTACTGAATTTACCACCACTGAATGCATCCCGTCAAGCTTATTATAAATCTCCACAAGGACCAAGGGTACGATGTCTGCAGTGGCAAAACCCTGCACCGGATAGTTCTTAATGGCTGTGAAGTTTGTTACTGTACCGTCCCTCCTGCGCTGGACATTCGGGAATGAATACTCCCTGCCACTGGGGATCTTGACCATCCTGTATCCCAGTGCCTGTTTAGCCAAGACCTTATGCCACGCAGCTACCCCTTTATATTTTTCCATGAAGTGCTGATAGTAGGCTGCTTCTGCTGGGGTTCTGCCGTATCCAGTGGCTCCGTAGAGAGGCGCAAAAGTATGCGCCTTAGCTTCCTGCCTAGACGTTGTCTGCCCAGCGTCCGTAATAATCTTCGCCGTATATGAGTGTACATCGAATCCTTCCGTTACCTCTTTCATAGCCACAGGATCTTGAGACAGGAAGGCAGCTACCCTAAATTCTAACTGGGCAAAATCTGCCTCCATAACCTTGCCCTTATTAAACCTAGACACAAACACTCGCTTAACTGGAAACGTACCACTACGTGGCATGTTCTGCATGTTTGGATTACTGCCACTGAATCTGCCAGTGGCTGTGATGTGCTGGTTCAATCTAACATGAAGCATACCATCTAACTTCTTAAATGTTAGAATGCCATCTACAAAGTTAGATAGATAACTATCTAAGGCAGACAGTCGCTTAACACTACTAAGAAACTCTTCGGCAACTGTCATTCCTTTGGACTTTGCCACTCGCTCCAAAATCTCAAGGTTCTCTTTGGCAGTGGCAAAACCATTAGCACTCGCCCACTTGACCCCGGGTGCCGTGAACCTAAGACCAGCCATGTCTTTAGTTGCTTTAAATAAATAGCCTTGGCCTCCGCAAGTACCACACTTAGTAGCTTTCTTGAAGTCGGTTCCATCTTTTTTCTTCTTGTGTTTACTACCAGCCCCGTCACAATCCGGGCACTTCTCTGCCTTGGTCTTATACACCGTAGTGAAGTGCTGCTTTACAGCATTTTTAAAGTCGGCATCTGTCATATTAGGTGTGACTGCAGCAGCCCATTTGTTTTTGTCCTTGGGTTTACGGCTATAGATGACCCATGACAATTGCTCTGGACTATTCAGATTGATAGGAGTATCTCCCATCAGATCCGATACCATCTTCTGTAATCTATTTTCTATTGCATATTTTTCTGATTCAAACTCCGCCTTTACAGAGGACAATTGATCAGTGTCTATCCTAAATCCTGTGCAATAGATACGTGCTAGGACGTAGCAGACTTCATTAGTAAGTTCAATTGTCGATTGTAAACCCGCATCCTTCGCTGTCTGCAGGCGAGCATGTAGTGCCTGATATACTCCCTCGGTGGCTCCAATATCGTGCTGTAAATATTCCGACAGTTCAGCGTGTGGTATGTCCCTTGTAGAAACATTGTTCTTGAAGTATGTGTCCAAGGTAGTTTGTTTTTGCACGTCACACTTATATCTTTCAGCTACAGCACTAAGGTTTAATGGCATCTTGTTACCACGTTGCATTACGTACTCTGCCAGCATGGTATCAAACACTTTGCCCTTGTAATTAAATCCTGACTCCCACAGCCAAGGCAAATCGTGGGCTAGGTTGTGACCTACCAGCACATCAGCAGAGTCAAGGTAGTCTTGTATTACGTCCCTGCCGTTCTTTGTTGGTGATACATCTGCATGATCAAAGGTTGCAATGTACGTATCTTCATCACCAACAAACTTACACCCAATCATAACCAAACTATTACCAGTCTCAAACGGGTCTAAGTGTTTCTTACCGTCCCGATTAGTGATGGTGTTTTCTACATCAAGTATTAGAACTTGCATCGTTATTATTCCATTGTTCCATTAGTTCAGTTAGACCAGCTACAAGATATTCTGCTTCTGAATAATCCATACAAATGTAATTATCTTGATGTGATGATATCCAAGACGGAAACTTTGCAATGAATCCATTGCCCGTGTCTTTAATCTTGCATAACAATTTATTTTCCTGTGTGTATCCCGGGCCGGATAATATTTTTACTCTTCCTTTTGACACAGTTATTTTTACGTCTGTCATGATGAGTACACTCCTGTCCTGTAATCAAACTCACAGTTAACAATCCTATGCACACCCGTGATTTTGTTTTTGACAATATTCAGATACCGCATGCCATCGTCTTCAGTCTGATCATTCAGTGGTGGGTTACGTGCTACCAATATCATAAGGTCAGACTCACCAGCAAGTCCAGTCTTACTGCCTTCGATCATAGCTTGGGATAAAACAATCTTGCCTTCGGCTTCAGCACTTAGCTGTGTGCAGTACACTACCAAGCAGCCGTACATCTTACCAAGGTTACGTGCGTAGATTGCGTTAGCCTTCAGTGCCTCTGCACTATTGGATGCAGATCCTACTATAGCATCCTCCACAAACTTACTGCCAATGTCCAGTACGAGAATGTCAGGCTGATGCTTTTTGATTACGCCTTCTGCCCATGACATTGTTCTGCCTGTTGCATCCACAAACTTTAGGTTATCTCTTATCGGATCATAAAACCTATGTGCTTGGGTTTTATCCTCAGATATCTGATGCATGGTCATTCCAGTACTGGCAGTTAGATATCTGCTGGCTACTCGCTCTGGCTTTTCCTCATTGCATAGTATGAGTATACGTGCTCCTTGTGCCGCCCATCCATTAGGTGCAGCACACAGGCTGGCGTGGAACGAGGACTTACCGACATTGGATCTTGCACCGATGACGAAGAGCATTCCGCTGTCGAGTCCGGCAACGGAGTGGTGCAAGGTTGGGATATTAAACTGCCACTTTGTATTGGTGCTGGCACGTTCGATAAGGTTGTCAATGGAGTTGTCGACATAGTTAATCCTTATGGATGGTGTGAAGTCATCCTGATAGTTGTTGATTAGATTACGTAGTGGTTCAAGACTTGTCTTATCCCCATTAACAAAATCAAAACCAAGGTTAGCAACTTCCTGACCCACCACTTGCCTGAACAGATTGCTGAGTACATCTTGTGCTACATCCGGGCTAAGTGTTTCTGCCTTCTCCATCAAGTGGAAGGTCATGCCGTAGGAATGTTTTTGTGCTGTAGTTAGTGTGGGATTTGATGCAAAGAATAAAGCTTTTATTTCGTCCAGTGTCAGGTCTTTGTCATACTGCTCCATTGCACTGTCAATGGTTTGCTTGATCTTACGGAAGTCTTTACCGAATAATTTCTCAGGGCACTTTGATCGTGCCTCCTGATAGAACTCTTTATTCAGCAGGCTTTTAAGTAGTGCTAGTTCCATGTGCTGTCTACCGTTTCAATTACGTGTTTGAGTTGAGTGACATCGTCTTCCTCCCTGTATTTTAAATCATCATGCAGGGGGAATGCAACAGCTTTGACACCATTGGACTTAAGCTCTCGGGTTATGGTGATTGTACTTTTCCTAGCGTCAGGATCTAAGGCCACAATAACCGAAGCATACCTGTGCAATAGTCCCACGTGTTCTGTAAGTAATGTCGTACCAAGTAAAGCAAAGCCTGTCCCTCCCAAAGTCTCTACAACTGCAGCCGATACTGCGTCTTCTACAATCACGGCAACTGGCCCAGTGCCAGTGATGTACGCTGTCCGTGCCTCGCCATAGCGTAACCATTTTGGCTGTGCATTGACAATGCTACGTCCGATAGCGTCCACGATTACACCATCGTGCATGATTGGGAATACGATCCGTTGCTCTGCAACATCGTACCGTAGGCCAAGGTGCTCGTGATCTATGCCGTACTTATCTGCATACGGTTTGGTGTAGATGCTGTCATACACTACCTGCTGTGGCATTACAAAAGGCGCAGGTGCCTTAGCATTTCTAAACCCATTGTTAAGGAAGTATTGTTTAATGTCATCAACAGTGAGGCCAATACGGACAGCCCCACTGATGTTGCAGCTATTAGAGTAGCAATTATAAAGTAATGTCCCATTGTCATTGCTTACCGTAAATGTTTTATCTCTCTTGCACACAGGGCAACTGCCCCTGTGCGTCATGCCTAATGGAAGATTTAACTCTTCAATCTTCTGAATTAGATTTCTTTTATTCATGTGTGTGCGCAGGTAAAAAATCCCTGCACATGTCACGTAAGTTACAGACATGGCAGGGACTATATTCTCCTCCGGTTTTTAAAACGGAGGCAACAATCATGCTTTGATAAAGTGACGAAGCAGGTTATTGTTCTTAATCCAGTTTTCAACGTCCCAGTTTACTGGGTTTGTAGCTGCACTTACAAACATCAGCATCATGTCATTAAGTTCTTTGACAGTCATATCGGGCTGCGGTTTGTATTGATACTTAAATCCGTCCACAAAAAATGTGATATCCCCAATGGGAAGTTTCAATGTGGTTGGCTGTGCCTTTGTTGTTGCTTCTTCTTTTACATCTTCAGTCATGGTTTTTCCTTTTAGGTTAAAGGTTCACCAGCATATACCTCACCCCCGGTGCGCCTTGGCAGTAGGCTATCATGGTTCTGACGGGCTGTCAATGCAACCCTAGCACCTGTAAGGGTATTCTTTATGTACGGTTTGAGACTGGCGGGGGAGGCATGTCCAGTGACCATCATGATGTTGGTCAGGGGAACCCCAGCATCGACCATCTCAGTCGTGCCAGTACGGCGCATGTCCATGAGCCACAGATCCGAGGGCAGTCCTGCTGCCTGCATGATCTCCCTGCCCACAGTGCTGAATTCAATCTTGCCGTAGTACCTCGGTGTGTACACAAGATTGCCACAGTACGGTGCGACATACGGCTGGTTACCCACTTCTTCCTTCTGTTGCTTAAGCATTGCCAGTAGATCATCCGATATCGGTAGCTCTACCCTGCTCCTACGTTTGGATTGCTCTAGGTACAATACCCCACTATCTAAGTCAAGATTCTCCCACTTCAGAGTACGCATATCGCCCAGCCTTTGGCACCATTCAAAGGACATTTGTATTATCAGTCCGATAGAGCGCCATTTAAATTGGCTATAAGCGGTTTGTAAGAAGAGGTTGATATCCCCCCTAGTCCACACTACTTTGCGGGGCTTGTAGGGCTTTTTAGATAGGTTCCTGAAGGGATTTGAGTCAGCATATCCCCTTTGGATTGCGTAGTTAAAGAACTTACTGGCTACAGCTTGAGTGTGGTTAGCGAAAGAGATACCCCGTTCTGCCCACTGATCGTATGCCTTCTGTGCCTTTGGGGTATTGAGTGTGCCAAAATACATCAGCCCTATCCGTGCACGATCCACCACGGTATCAAGGATAGTATTCAGGCAGTACTTGTAGTCGTACTGGGTACGAGGACCAAGCCTTTTAAAGTCTAGTGATTGGTAGTATTCATCCAGTACGGTAGCTATCTTATTTCTTTTGCTCACGATTATTCGTCATCTGAATAGTAAAAACTTTCATCAAACGTAAAGGGTTCACCCGCAGCAATACACTTGATGAATCGCTTATAGTCTGACGGGATCATGTAGTACTCAAGCAAGCACTTGATTGCTCTCATTCTTTCGCTAAGAGTTAGTGTGTCTTCAAGTTCGTATTCATCTTGAAGCAATTCTTTTAAGTGCTTACTGTATTCCTGAAGCAGAATCATGATTGCAATTACGTCTGCTCTTTCCGAATCAAGATCAAGCTCTGTGATTACATGTACCTTTTTCATAACAATCTCCTATCTAGTAGCCATTAAATATAAACCCACGTTGGAGAATGCATACCCTGCATAGACCACCATCATGGGCATGTTGCCTTTCATGCCTTGCTCTACGGATATGTACGCATAGATTAATCCGGTTAGAATAATCAACCAAGAACTCAAAGCTTGTTTTCTTTCTTCCAGTACTTACGGTTCTGTTCACCAATCCACAGACCAGCACATACTGCCTCTAGTTCTTGCGATGGTGGGTTAGACTTCAAGGCATAGTGCATGCCCACCTTGAATCCTTCTGCATGAGCACGATCTATTTGGCTATCGACAAGTACCCAAAGCACTCCGACTGCACATAGTATGGCAATGATCTTCATGTGTTCTTCTCCTTAAGTTTCGCTTCGATGGCTTTGGCAAAGTCAAACTCATCTTCAAAATCCATAGCTTTATAAATGTCGACTTCAGTCAAGCCAACCCATTCATGTTTATGTTTTACCGTTTCATCGACACGTCCTTGGCTCATGCTTACGGCATCGACATACAAACCCAGCCGCTCATTCTCAGCCACCATCCTGTCTAGTGCCTCGTGCGCTAGTGCTTGGCGTAGTGCTTCCATTCTTTCTCTCAGCATCTTGTTTCGTGGTTCACTAATATCCCAACCCCATGCTTCAAGGACTTCTTCTGCCGCCAGCCGCAGGCTGTCGTTACCACCGTGCTCCGCACGGGCTTTGCGTAAGTCAGTCATTCTTCTTTCTCCAACATATAATTTAAAAACTCAACCTCCTCCTGCAGCCTACGTAATTCTTTAGCTGCTTCCTTACAATACTGCTCAGGCCAAGGGGCACCACACCCACATTCAAATGCAGCCCATGCGTGGCATGTGCACCCCTCTCCCGATGACTCTAACAAATTTGCTAGACGTAAAGCATTAGGAAGTATCTTTTCCATTTTGTGCTTTCTGTTGGTTATGAAAGTTAATTAACTCAATGTTCTGTTTAATCAACAGTTCATTGGCTACCTGCAATTCATACTCCAGCCTATCATTACGAGCACGTACAAGATTGATCTCTGTCTCCAGCATAGACACTACGTTGTGGTGATACTCCAGTGTCTCTTGCACAGTCTTGAATGTGCTCTCTACATCCACGTCATACGGAACCCCACTGACTTTGACCATGTCTTCTCCGATCTAATCTAGTTTGATTTTACGAAGTAAAGTTTTAAGACTCTCTTTTACTTCTTTTACAGAGGGAGAATAGTCAAGATCATCACACTCCTCCCACACATCCAGATACTTAACAAGCTTTTCTGCAATGCGTAACGCTTCACGCTCTGCTACCCAAGCGCCTGTGTTATTCTTTGCTGCCTTACAGCCTAGCCGGAGTGCTTCAAGAAACATGGCTTGAAAAAGAGTTTGCATGTCTTCTTTTGTGCCATCGATTGCGAGTGTAGTAGACCCGTCTTCATGCTCAGTGATTTCTCTTACAGTAAAGCTGCCCCTAAACTCTTCATCAGATCTTGCTTCTCCTGCTTCAGTACTTTCTTGTTGTAAGCTATCACAAGCTTCCTCTCCATCTCTGTCTTGAAAGGACTGTTCCATCGTTCGATACTCATCCCCGAAGGATGTCTCATCACTTTGTGGTTTTCTATCTTTTTCATTTGCATTTCTCCAGTCGTACATGTTGATCTCCAGTTAAAAGGTGGGTACTCGCTGCGTCTGACGAGCCGCTGTATAGCAACCCACAATCAGCATCCGCTTTCCCCATGAAACATTATACTACGCAGCCATCTCAATGATGTCCATACGGGCAAGGTTACGGAAGGCATCACCGTGGATGATTGAGTCTACCTCTTGCTCCATACGGATACGCTTACGCTCTACCTCTGTGCCTTCACGCAGTGCTTCAACGTGGGTGGACAGGTGGGTGAGTACGTTGTACACACGGTACGCATTGTTGCCAATGCTGCTGTAGTTATCGTAGATACCGACAGTCTGCTCAAGGAACTTGTTGTTCACCTTAGTGCCTGTCCTTGTGGTGTAGATAGCCACATGGTCACGGAAGAAATCGATAGCGGCCTGACGATCCACTGCAATCTGACGCATGGCTTTCATCATCGATGCCTCACGCTCAAGACGCTCAGGGAAGTGTGCTGCTACCTTACCTACGATAGCTGCGTCATTGAACGTGGTGTGCTTTTGCACAATCGATAGGTTCTCCTTGACCGACATCATGCCATTGAGGCAAGCAAGACGGTAGATCATGGCCCGTACATCACGGCGTACTGACTGGTCATGTGAATCACGGACAGTCATACGCATCTGTGCTGCTTCGCCAAGCTGCTTCTCAAAGTCGTAATTCTTCAGGATGATGTCGGCAGACATGGCTGCACCACTACTCAGTGCATTGAACTTGACTTGGATGTGTGACGTATCCAGCCCAGCTACTTGCAATCCTTCACGCAGATTTTCCCACATACGGTTGAAATTCTGTGGGTTGTGGACAGTCTTGCCATCACCAATGACAGTGTCTGTCAGTGGGTTGATGACCCAGTACTTGCCCGGTACTTCACGTCCATTACGTACCTGCTTCTCACGTACTGGATCGAAGTTTAGTTCTGCTGGTAACTCGGGCAGACCGTTGTAGGTGTTGAAGCTGGATGCGTCTTTGATGAATGCAATCATGGTATTGCTCCTTATTAAAGTGTCGAATAGTTGATGATTGGTTTGTGCCAGTTAACGTAATACTTGTGCATCTTTGGTTTGACAGGGTCGGTGTACTCACACATGACATTCAGGTTCATGTCGTTACCTAAGTAATCACAGAACTTGTACGGCGGGTGTTGGTAACTTTCCCAAGAGATCAGGTACGAATCATCCACCTGACATGGACGAGCATGCCACTTGGCAATGCTTGTGGTTACAGAATCTTCGGTAAAACCCAGTGCCTTGAAGGGATCGTCTGTCTGAAATGCCATTGAAATTTCATGCACTTTGTTTCCGTACACTTGGATGTTGCTGTGTACCCAGCCATGATCCGTAGTAATATCTTCAGGCGCACCGTAATGATTGCGTGGTCTTACGGGGTTTGGCTGACGCATGTGATCCTTTCGGTTTGGGTCGGTTGACTATCCAGTATCTTTTCCATAGCTCACCATGTCGGATAATCTTATCCACGGAAAGTTTATTTTGCCTACAAAACCACACTGCGTCAAGATATCTAGTGAACTTCATACCATCTCCTCGTGCATTACATATGCAGGATTGCCAGTGATGCGGCGATAGTACTGTGCCTCTTTATCTGCCGCTTTTCTAGTAGGGAAAACACCTAGAAGGGTATTGTTGTGATTGAATACCCGCCATAAATAGTCGGGATTTTTAAGGATTACTTCTAACTCCCACTTCCTGTACATAAGTACCTCCGTTAGATAAAAACCCTACGGTCAGCTAGGAAATTAACCTTCGGTGCATAGCGAATGACTTCATCCGGGTTGTCCTTCTTTACAAAGGTGGTGTACTTGTACGGGTTGTACGTCACCTGTGTAGTACCGAAAAAGTCTTCACCTACCATGAGCTTACCCACTACACCAGCATGGACATTCTTTCTTTGCTCACGGATGACACGCTCCCTGCCAGCCCTTGATACTTTGAATGTGGCATCTTCCAATGCCAGCCCTGAGACACGGGCAATGACCTTGCCTTTGCTCGTACCCTCCATAGCTTTGACTGACCACTTGCCTTTGTGTAGATTCCAGTATACGAATACTCGCATGTCACTCTCCTTTGTCTTCCAAGTACGATGTCTATAAGGCATAGACTGCAACCAGTAGCATGTAGAAAACAAACCACGCTACGTCCTGTGCATTAATATGTAGTGGGTTCATATCAGGAATGCTGCTACAAGTATGATGTACAGTAGTGCCCACACTGCGATTGCAATCACTGTGTATTTAATCAGTTCCATGTCAGTCCAATCCGTAGTGTTGAATGGTAGCCCTCCACTCCCCACTCAGGTGCTGGTAGACAGCACCAAGGTGTGGCTGTTGGTACGGGTGTAATTCTTTTATCTTCTGCTCAGCTTTGTTACGTGCCTCCTGTTCTGTTTTGCCTGTGCATATTACGTAATACATAGTGTGTGCTCCTTAGAAATACGATACGTTGTTGCGAATTATTCTCATTTGCGCCATGGATTCAATGCGATCCTTGGCTGCTTTGACTGTGTCACATTTCATAATCAAGCAGATGTATCGCTTGGCACTGTCACCGAAAAAGAAAGAGCGATAGGTGTCGATGTCTTCAGCTTCAGACTCTGCTTGCTTACGTGTCTTGCATATGACTGTGTCGCCGTAGCCATTAAATACTAACCACACTGGATTGGACATTGGCATTCTCCTTCTCAGTCAAAGACTGAAAGATGTTGTTGAATATCTCGTTGGAACATGCACCACCTTCCCGGTAAGAGCAACCAATGTGTCCATGCTTACACGGGCTTGAGCCTTGGCATATCTTCATGGATTGGAATGTGACCCATGCTTTGCTGTCGTATACGTCATCGTCTGTGACCATGTGTGCCTCCGATTAAGAACCGAGTAAGAGTTCTAACACCCGGACATTCTGTCCTTTGACTTCGACATCCTTGCCGGTATCCAAGATGCCTTCAAAGAAGATGTGATGATCATCCTTGGTAGCTTTCCTTTGCTGTTTGGATACACCAAACAGTTTTCTGTAGGTAGGATTGATCAGTACCTTTGACTGAAAGTCACGGCTGTCTTCACCTCCGAAGAATTCAGAGCTACCTGCTTTGACAATGCAAGTACCATAGAATGCAATGGCTGTCTGCTTGATGTAATACCCACCATGCTCGTACTTACCCTTCATGTGGTCAGGTGTGGCCTTGGTTGCACATACGGAATAGATCATTTTAATTCTTCTAAAATGGTGTATTTAGACTGCGCTTCTGCTTCCTCTAGTGCTATTTCTTGCTCTCGTTTAATCCCATCCTCGTGCCTGAGATCGTCTGATTCGACAATCTTAAACCTATAGGTACGATACCCACGCTCCATTACCCGATCCCAATCGTATGTAATGTCTTTTCCATAAACCAATCCAAACTTTTCATTTAACAATTCAAAAATTTCAAGAAGGGTAATAGTCCTATCTGTTTGATAGTTCTCTGTTAATATCTTTTTCATTTTGATGTCCCCTCAGTGTCTAACTTTTTACCTGTAAAATTTTCCCACGATTCACGATTCACAGCTATCCATACCACATCATCAAAGACTTGCATTACCTCTGCATCTTCAAGCATGTCATATGCGTCACTGATTTTTTCAAAGTCTGTCTTGGTCTGCTTTTGATTACGTGCTGCCGCATCGAAAGCTGACCAATCGTCATCCCCTATGGGAAAGAATTCATCAAGGCTCACTCGTCATCCTCCTTGTTGTCATAGTCATCCGAGCCATAGTCACGGGTGTTGATTTTGTAATCACCAAAGCGCATGACACCTTCATGCCCTGTGCATTCTGTGTTCCGATAAAATGTCACCCGTTTACTGCCGAAAGGAATACCGACTGCCAGTTTTACTGGAGTCAGGCCAATCAGCCCTGCATCTACAGGGTACTCATTGTCGTGCTGATCAAGGTATACACCATCACCATAGGCTGTACCGAAAGCAAGCACATTGAACCCATCCACAGTGCCAATAGGTTTGTCCATGAAGAAACCCGATGAATGCAACAGGGCATCCCATAAATCATCCGGTACTGCATAGCAGGGATCACCTAGCCAGTACTCACCAGCAGGTACAATTACTTTGTGTGTCGTGTCTACGATTTTCATAATGAATACTCCTTGTGGTTACTGTCGAACATTCGTCACTAGAAAAGGGTGCTCCCCCATTGTCGTGGTAACTATAGCTTTCGCCTTCCATCCACTCGTCACAATGGGGGTTGTCGCATTGCCAGCGCCAGTTAGGTTTGACTGCATCTTTCGATGTGGTAGGCTCTCCACCCATGTCACCATGGCAGGCCTTCTACCAGAACCACCCGTGGATTATCAGTCCACTTCTTTCATGCGGGTCACACTAGTCGGGGATGAGCCGACACGCTCTGCATACTCCGTGATTACCACGAAGCGTAATAAAATTACCACGAAGCACAATATGAAAATTCCCACTGCTTGAATTCATCTTCGGGCATTTCAAGAATGGCAGTCAGACGTTTGTCTGTATCTTCAAGATCCACCCAGTACCCCTCGTCATACTCGACACTACCGAAGAAGCATCCACTCTGTGTGGGCAACAGATCATCTGCCTTACTGGTGTTAGCCAGTACTTCCCGAACAGTATCCCGAAGCTTGACCATGTCATTCCTACTTACGTAGTAAGAGCCACAGTCATCCACACCATCCTGTACATTCTGTACAAACCAGTTGTGGATAGCATTAGCCTTACGCCAGTACATGGCTTCGCATTCCACTGATTCCGGGAACTGAGAAGAGAATGCCTTCGGCACTGGCACTTCCTTCAGTGCCACTGAAAACTTAGATGGCTTGTCAAAATCAGAGCCATCAAAGCGGGATACATAGTGTGCCCTACGTGCTTTCAGATACATATCTAAACCCATGGTAGACCTCCAATTAAATAATATTTAAATTGCCATCAGCGGTATGAAACGATTCTTTAATGTGCCATGCACAACGATTGCAGGACTAGCTTTGGCAGTGTCGATGCCACCGTCACATGCTCTGCACTCAGTGCATAGCTTACGTTTGCCAGCTTCCTCACTGGCAGGACAGGCAAATTCTTTGGCAAGCAAGGGCTGATTAGCCAGCCGTACCCTGAAGGTACGGTATCCGAAAGACTGAGCTTGAAAGTGCTCATCCCCAGTGTCTACACTTGCCATACACAGACGCATGATCCGTACGTCAGTCGAAGACTTGTGCCATTGATGGGTGTAGCCTGTCCAGCCTTTGGCAAATTCCAGCAGGGTTTGCCACACTTCAAAAGGTACAGCGGCAGGGTCACCGTAAGTGCCAAGTCTAACTGTACGGTCTACGCAAGCCATAGATGCGGCACTAAGGCTTTCAGGGTACTGTCCAGCCCAGTACGACTTAGTCACTACAGTGACACCTTGGCCTAGGTTGACATAGCAAGATCCACCTTTGCCCCTACGGTGTTTGCAATCACCACACACTGCCTCATCCTCCAGTGCCTTGGCATTGTAGACAGGGGTCATGTTGTTGTCAGGCAGGATATACGTCTGCACCATGTTGCCTGTCTTGCGATTGCTAGACTTTGTAATTGCAATCACGACAATGGGTTTGCCATTGATAAGGGAAGGGCCACGGTAGATGACATAGCCTGTAGGCTTTTTAGACTTGGGCATGATCTTTCCTTTCAGGAAGTTAGTGACGAAGCTTCGACAGTAGAATTGACTTGTGCATCAAGCTTCTCCGAAGCTGCTTGCACCACTTGCACAAGGGTTTTAAGCTCTGAAATCAGACCAAAAGCAGATTGCAAGCTTTCGTTAGCCTCTTCCATGCGGTCTGCATTCATCATGAGTACCATGTATTGAAGCTTGAATTCCAGTGCCTTGATATTTTTTGCAATGTCCATTTCGGTTCCTTTCCTATACACGGTTATTATTTTTATCCCTTTCACTTCGTTACAAGGGTAAAAATATATAACCTATATGTGAGTGCATGTTTTATCTTTTGCAAAGTAAATGCCATATTCATGGCATGACTTTGCTCTTTTGATCACGTGACGATCCTTTCCAATTGTTCAAGGGATACTGTTTCGACAGTGGAAATGGCTTGATTTTCAAAGCCATAGCCCAGTGCATCGATATGCTGTAAGACTTTGCGAGTGAGTATGGATGACCCTGCAATGCTGGCGAATGCCTTGGCACGATTGCATACAGGATAGACTTTGATTGTGCCGTAAACACCACGCAATTGAATTGTGATTTTCATGATTCAAACCTCCGGTTTGGTTAGTGACGAACATTCGACACTAAACCCTAGTGCCAAGGGCAAAGCATTAGCCTTGGATAATGCACATCATGCACTATCCATGACCGCCTGACACTTAGGGATATCCCTAGGTATCAGGCAAGCAAGGAACAAAGGCTTAGCCTTTGATGAGTACTGCAATCACCTTGGCAAGGTCAAGACCTTGCTGTGTAGCGATTAGCTTGATGGATGCGGCAAACGATTCTTCAGAATCGACATCAAGGGTTGCTGACTCAGTGACTACGTCACTTTCTTGTGTCGAAGCTTCGTCACTGTCGATGACTTCGTCATCTCCGCCTTCCTCGGTCTTGCCTTTGGCAATCCCTGTGGACTCTGTTTTCTTGGACTTGGCTATCTTCTGGCGAAGATAAGCGGCACTGGCTGAAGAGATATCCATCTCTTTGGTGAAGGTTTGGACTTCAGTCCAATTCTCGGCAAGCCACATGGCATCGGAACGATCTTGGCGAGACATTTTTGACAATGGGGTTGTTTTGATCAATTGCCCGAAATCCTTGTCGGATTTTCCTGTGATTGATCGCAATTCAATTAAAAGAATGCCGATTTCACGAAGCTTGCCGAGAATATTTTTCTTCTGGCGCAGGATTCCAACATATGAAGAAGCGGCATGATCAATTGCATCGCCAAAGGTATGACCCTCAGTGCCATAGGGTCGACTCATTAATTCTGCGTACTGGGCTTTGCCCTGTGTATGAGAATTCAAAGCTTTCGGCGAGACTTTCACACTTTCGGCAACCTTAGAGACTTTGGGGGTTGCAATGGGAGAAACTTTAGCGATGGCATTCGATTTCATGGCAATTTCCTTTTCAAAGTTTTGGTTTATCTTTTTACAAACAAGAGGATTATTTTTATTCCCCTCTCACTAAAGTGGAGGGGTAAAAATATATCCTCTGTAAAAAGTAAACCAAGTTTGGCGAATCGGTTTTGGTTTGGCCTCCCGTATGAATAGCAAATACTAATGCCAACGTCTTTTTGTTGGCATGTATTTGCCGCACACACGCATAGAAAATCATTACAACTGCTACATCGTTGGAATGATTTTTGCCAACACGGGAAATGTCGCATCGCAAAATCTACTGTCGAATGTTCGTCACTTCGATGCTCTGCATCGGGAATGAAGATGAGAACCGTTCTCATTTACACTGAAAAGTTTGATAATGTCGGTACACCGACAGGGTGGTGTTGAGAATCGTTCTCATTTACGGCATAGTCGCTTTCACTTTTTGGGTCTTTAACTGATAAACTATCAGTTATTCACCCGCTCTAACCCATTGATTTTGCAGGACATTTCCTGAGCCACACTTGCATAATGCTTG